GGTGTGCCGAGTCCAACGTATTTCGACACTTAGTTGGGAGCAGTAAGACCCATTCACTTACGGAATGAGTTAATGGCATTAAAGCATTGGTCGCTAACAGAGTTAGCACAAGAGTTAAATAAAGATAGGCATAGTCTCAGAAGGGCTATCAACCATATGGATGTAAGGCCCGTATCCCAGCATTCAGAACGTGGATGGGATCAGTACCTACTAGATCCCGTTGTTAGAGCACTATACGATAAACAGAAATTAGATCTAAATGAAGAAAGAGCCAAACTAGCAAAGATACAAACAGAAAAACAGCAAATAGAAATAAATAAGTTAAATGGTGAATTAGTACCGATAGATGAGGTACGCAAAGAGGCAAGTAAAGTAGCAACATCTATTAAAAGCAAACTAACGAGTATGCCAGCCCGTATGGCTGGTCAACTCTCCACAATGTCTGACGATGCAGAAATAGAATCAGCATTGGAAGAAGAGATACAACAAATATTGGAGGATTTGAGTAATGAAGATAATGATTCTTAGTCTACTGCTACTGACAATAGGATGCAGTGGAACACCAGTAGAGCCAGAATGTGAACCAGTGTACAGGATCACACTTAAGAATGAGGATACCATAGACGCTACTACTCTATACAAAGAAAACGGCTACTGGTACATCTACAATGCCTGCACTAATGCAGATACGGTTATAAGTCACTCTGACTTTTCGTCAGTTGGTAAGTTATGATTTACAGGCATCCAATACACACACAATACGGAGCAGATGCAGATGGTAACGTATACAGTTTGAAGTCTGGTGAACCTAGAAAACTTAGCGTGGGTAAGAAATACGGAAAGTTTTGCATAAGCAGTGGAGGTAAAGCCGTAACACCTAAAGCCAACAGATTCGTATACGAATGCTGTAACCAAGAGATAGTACCGAAAGGTCTGTACGTTGTAAAGAAAGACCAATCAATGGGTATTCAATATTCTAACCTTACTGTCGATAACAAAAGACCTAGGACTAGTAATCCAAGGAAAAGGAAAAGGAAACGCAAATCATCACTTGGCGTATGGGAAACAGGAAATATTACACCAGAGTTGGCTCTAGATATACTAAAGAACAGAATACCGGATCACTTATTGAGTAAAGCCACTGGCCTAAGTGTAGAGACATTGGAAGAGTTGAGACGAAGCAAGCAGGTAAAGGGCTTTTTCAGCACACAGACTAGATAAATGGGAACATACTTAGAAGCCTTCACAGAAGCAATTAAGCCAGAGAAGAGGTTAAGCATTAGCGAATGGGCAGAGTCTTACAGGATTCTGCCACAATCAACCAGTGCAGAGCCCGGTAAATACAGAACCAGCAGAGTTCCGTATGCTCAAGAATTGATGGATATAATGTCATCACATAGGAGAGATGTAGATACCGTCATAGTCCAGAAAGGTGCTCAGTTAGGCATATCGGAAGTATTGAACAACATCACGGGCTATATAATTGATCACAGCCCCAGCCCTACGCTGTACCTACTAGGCTCTCTAGAACTTGCTCGAAGAGCCAGTAGGCAACGGATAGAGCCGATGATTGATGCCATACCACGTATCAAAGGGAAGATACCGAAAGCGAAGAGCGGTCAGGGAACCAATACAGCCCTAGAACGCTCGTTTTCTGGTGGTCACCTGCTGATGGCAGGTAGCAACAGTACAAACGCTCTGAGGCAGTATTCCGCTCGTTACGTACTCCTAGACGAGTTGGATGGCTTTGCAGAGGCTACGAGTGAAGGTAACCCGATAGACCTAGCAATAGCCCGTACTGGCGGATTCTCGAATAGGCGTAAAATCATGATGATTTCAACGCCTACCATACAAGGTGATAGCCGAATAGAGTCAGAATTCGAGCATACAGATAAACGGTACTATCACGTTCCTTGTCCACAGTGTGGCCATAAGCAAGCCCTAGTATGGTCTCAGATGAAGTATGAAGATGATAAGCCAGAGACCGTGTACTACGAATGCGAACAATGCGAGTTCGCGATAGAAGAGAAACACAAGACTTCGATGCTGAGAAAGGGTGAATGGATACCTACTGCCGAAGCAAAGCGTAAGGGACTTAGAGGCTACCACATCAATGCGTTATACAGCCCGTTCAAGTCTTGGAAACTGCTAGTACAGGAATGGCTATCGGCCAAGAAGAATGCAGACAAGTTACAGGTATTCATCAACACCGTATTGGCAGAAACGTGGCAGACAGACGAGACAGAGGTAGACCCTGAATCCCTACTTGCTCGAAGAGAAGCCCCTTGGGAGAAGGTGCCCCAGCGTTGTCTATTCTTGGTAGGTGGCGTAGACGTCCAGGAGAACCGTCTAGAGGTCAACATACTAGGATGGGGCAAGGGCAATGAATGCTGGCCAGTTGACTACCAGGTGATCTACGGAGACCCAAGAGAACCAGGAGTCTGGGAAGATCTAGATAGGCTACTGCAGAAGACGTATCAGCATGAAAGCGGTAGGCAAATGAAGATCTCAGGTACTGGTATAGATGCTGGTTACGCTACAGACGTAGTTTACGAGTACGTACGTAATAGGTCTTCGCTTCGAGTCTTTGCATTCAAAGGTGTAGCAGGATTCAATAGACCGTTGGTAGGTAAGCCCAAGAAGAGGCAGATAAGAACCGGGGTAACGGTAGATCTGTTCGATGTAGCGGTAGACCTTACGAAGACTCAGATCTATTCAATGCTACGAACCAAAGAAGAGGGAGCAGGATACTTCCACCTGCCGAGAAAAGAGCCGTTCAACGAAGACTGGATTTCCAGCCTAACTGCAGAGCGGTTAAGAACCTTCTACATCAATGGCAAGAGACAGAAGAAATGGAGACTAAAGAACGTTAATGCCCGTAATGAAGTTCTAGATACATCTGGGTATTGCTATGCAGTATTCCATATGCTAAATCCTGATCTAGATTCATTTGAAGCGTACTTTAGTGGCGATTCAGAAGAAGCACCAAAGCGTAAACGCAAGAGGAAGCCTAAGATAGTAACAAAAAGTGCATGGTAAGGTATTGACATAATCGGCAAAGTAACTCATATACATTAGAGAGGTATTATATGCCAGAAATTCTAAACGCTATGCCTCGCTCAATTGTACAGGCTACTACTGTAAAGATCTATGTAGACAAATCGAGCGAGGGTATAACGCCGACAGATTATGACTTAGTATACACGTTTTCTGATGGAACAGAATCAGAGAGCGTTACGGCCACTGATAATGGAGATGGCCGGTTTTTGTTAACGCTTGATAGTAACACTACGGCTAGCCTACCAGTGCAGAAGGATATTCCTTATACAGCATACGCCAGTCACAGCACCAATGGAGAAGCATACGTAGTAGACCGTGGCGTAATCGTAATAGAGCCTAATCTAGTCTTTGATCCAACACAGGATACACGTAGCCACGTAAAGAAGGTACTAGATCAACTAGAGGCAGTCATTGAAGGTAGAATGGCACAATCAGATGCATCATATAGCATCGGCACTGGTGCAATTCAGCGTAGCATATCAAAGTTATCTCCAGATGAACTGATACAGGCTCACAGATATTACGGCAGACTTTACAAGAAAGAAAGGCAACGGGAAAGACTGCGTAAGGGCAAGCCAGCCAAGAAAGTATTTGGGAGATTCTAATATATGGGCTTCTTTGATATATTCAAACGGGAAGATAAGCCACACTACACAAGTAAAATCCCAAAGGGCAAGCGTACATTAGACGCATCCAAAGTAGACAGGTTTACAGGTGGATGGACCGGTACACTTACTGGCCCTAATAACTACCTACGCTCAGATCTGAACGTTATCCGTGCTCGAAGCCGAGAAGCCGTAAGGAACAGTGAATACGCTCGAAGAGCGTTGAATATGTACCATACTAACCTGATTGGCGAGAAGGGTATTACCCTTCAGAACCAATCCAGGAATAGGAACGGCCAACTGGATAGGCCAGCCATTCAGGCTATCGAACAGGCTTGGAAGAACTGGGGCAGGGCAAGGAATTGTGACATAACCAAGCGTTTCACATTCAGAGACATTCAAAGACAAGTAGTGTCTTCGCTCTTCATAGATGGCGAAGCATTCATACGTGTTTACAGAGGTTCAAGTGCAAGCGAACGGTACAAGTTCGCATTGCAGGTAATAGATCCAGCACTGATAGACCCAAAGTACAACGTAGACAAAGCCCGTAATGGTAACAAGATTCGATCTGGCATCGAGTACGATAGTATGGGAAGGGCTGTAGCATACCACATAACGCAGACTGGTAACCATCCCTACATATACTCTTACAACGGTGTTAGTTATCTACGTGTTCCTGCAGAAGATATACTACACATCTTCATGCCTGATAACCCAGACCAGCGTAGAGGGTTACCACTGCAGACAGCAGGGCTATACAGCCTTCACCAGATTCATGAGTACAAGAAGACTGCTTTAATCGCTGCCAGGGCTGGTGCCTCTGCAATGGTCTTCATTACGAGTGAGGACAACTCAGATTCTGTGGCCGCAGATGAGGTTTATGATGAAGACGATGAAGAGAGCCCAACTATACTAGAGTTCTCTCCCATGACATTCCAGGAACTGCCTAGTGGGTCTGATCTCAAGACGTATGATACAAACTACCCAACTGGCGAGTATGTCGAGTTCATCAAGAGCCATCTACAGGCATATGCGAGTGCTGTTAACGTCTCATATGCTTTGCTAACTGGAGATTTGGAAGGAGTAAACTTTAGCAGTCTCAAGAATGCGAATGCTCATGAGAAAGATTCGTTCAAGGCATTACAGCAGTTCTTAGTGGATCACTTTCTAGATCCAATCTACGAGATGTGGCTAAGGCAACAGTTAATCAACGGTACCATTACTATTGGCGGTACCCCACTAGACCCAACACGTTTAGAGAAGTATCTAGCATCTGATTGGTCTGCTCCTAGATGGGCACCAATAGATGAACAGAAGAAGGCTAACGCAGATAGGATACGGCTAGAAGACGGTACTACTACCATATCCGCAATCCTAGCAGAAGAGGGCAGGGAGTTCTCAGATGTAATGGAACAGCGAAAAGCCGAGATGGATAAACTCAAAGAGTTAGGCCTAGAATTCACAGAGAAGAAAGTAACTGATCCCGCAGAGGTAGAAGATGGAACAGACTCATAGTGTAAGTGCTGATCTTGTGCAACAGACACAGGCAAACAGAGCAATATTCACTGAACCAATCAAGACCAGAGAGGTAGATTGGGAAGAGAGAACATTTGAAATCGAGTTTAGTAGCGAATACCCCGTAATGCGGGAATTCGGTTACGAGATCTTGGACCATAGTGATCCAAATATGGTGGATCTATCGCGTATG